TTAGGCTGGGATTATTCTAAGTACGATGTAAGAATGAATTCCCAGTTGACAATCGCTGCATATTTGTCATTAATCGATTTGGCGAAAGCGCACGGATATAGTGCGATCGATTTATACATAATGGAGATGATGTTGTATGATATTGTGCACCCATTTTTAGACTTTAATGGGACGTTGATTCAAGTTTTTAACATGAACACATCCGGTAATAGTTTGACAGTTATTATCAACAGTATTGTTGGTAGTTTTCTTGTCAGAATGGGTTTTTTCCACGTTTACCCGGAAAAGAAGAGATTTCGGGATTTTGTGGCTGCTTTGACGTACGGGGATGATTTTAAAGGAAGTGTTAAACCTGAGTGTGCAGGTTTTAATTTCGCGTCCTATCGCGATTTTCTTGCTCTGTTTGGTATGAAAATAACACACCCAAACAAGACTACTGAAGCTTTAGAGTTTTTGAGCAAGGATGAGCTTGATTTTCTCAAGCGTATGAGCAATTACATTCCGGAGATTCGCAGATTTATTGGAATGTTGAATGAGGAATCCATTCTTAAGCCGTTGCATGCGCACTTGAAGTCTACCAAGGCTACAATGCGCGAAGTGGCTTGCGATGCTGTTGAAAATGCATTGCACGAATGGTTCGCTCATGGAAGGGAAGTTTATGAGGACAGAAGAACTAAACTTCAAGAGGTGTGTAGAAGAAATTCTTTGCCAGTCATGGCTTTGGAAACTGATTTTGACACACGAGTACTTCACTGGAAAGAGAAGTACGATTAATTGGAAAAAATATTTTATCCCTCTGTGCGCTCTCTGTGCACATTAAAACAAAAGAAACAATATTATTGGATACCAGTATACATATTTCATGTTCTATATATTTTATATTAGGCTTTGTATTGTCAAGCAAGCCCCTCGTGGCTTACTCCTATTTAGGAGAGTGTTTCGCTAGCACATTATGAACATAAAACCTTGAACGGCTTGATCCGGTTACGTTCAATTGTACATTAATGGATTACAGATTTACATATACATAATATACACTTCGATGGTTTAGCTTTTTCCACAAAAAAGTTAGTGCTGGATAGCACGATTTTCCCACAAGCTGATGAAGTTAGTGGTGAGACCAAAGAAGTAGAACAAACAGTTACTTTTATGGATCTCAACGAAGGGGAAACCCAAGGTATTGAAGCGCCTACTACCATATTAACAGAGGCAGTGATGACAGGTGATATGTCGCTGCAAGATTTCATGTCGCGTCCCATTAAAATTAGGGACGTAACATGGCTTTCTGGTGGTAATTTGGTTGATGGTTTTAATCCTTGGGAATTATTTTTCTCAAACAAGAGGGTCATCAATCGTATAAACAATTTTAAACTGATGCAAGCTGATTTGCATGTTAAAGTTATTTTAAATGGGACGCCATTTCATTATGGTGCAGCAATGCTTAATTACATCCCATTGGCTGACAATGATGATTACTCTGAGGTGTCTTCTGGTGCCGATTCTTATCGCACTCTTTCGACTCAGCGTCCTATGATCTTTCTTAATCCCACTACAAGTCAAGGTGGTGAGATGGTTTGTCCATTTTTCTTTTACAAGAATGCGATGGATATTACTAAGAGTGATTACAGCAAAATGGGTTTTATGGTTTTGGAGAGCTTTACTGGGTTGAAACATGCCTCGGATGCTCCTGGAAACATAGATATCCAGATTTTTGCTTGGGCCACAAACGTCCGCTTGGGTGTGCCGACACATGTCAATGCACCTGATGTAGTCCCGCAGGCTGATGAATATTCTACTGCATCTGGACCCATCAGTAAACCCGCTAGCATTGTTGCCAACATTGCTGCTAGGTTGACAAAAGCTCCATGGATTGGACCTTATGCTCGCGCCACTGAAATAGGTGCGAGTGCAGTTGCGGCTATCGCTTCTGTATTTGGTTATAGTCGACCTGTATTGTTAGAGTCTTCTGTCTACAGACCCATCACCAAAGGATCTATGGCGGTTTGCAATATGCCTGATGACACAGCCAAATTGTCTGTTGATTGCAAGCAGGAACTTACGATTGATAGTCGTACGGTGGGTTTGCAAGGCGGTGATGAACTTGACATTCATTACATAGCCTCTAGACCTGCATATTTGACACAGTTTAATTGGCCCACAACATTAGGCGAGGAAAATTTGTTGTGGAACTGTGTTGTTACACCTTTGATGATTAGAGACAACGCTAATAGCAGTATATCTCTTACGCCTATGGCTTTAGCTACCTTACCATTTAAAAAATGGCGAGGTTCTATAAAATTTCATTTTAAAGTTATTGCTTCGGCGTTTCACAGGGGTAGAATTTCTGTTACGTATGATCCTACAGCCACACGCCCATTTGACAATTCATTGGGAGAATACAATACTGCCCAAACTATGATCGTGGATTTGGCGGAAACCACTGAGTTTGATTTTGTTGCAGGATGGGGTCAATCCACATCTTATCGTGATGTGGGTGATTCTACTAACACAGAGGATACTCTTTTTGATACCACTCCTTTGTTTTATGATTCTTCCATTGACAATTACGGCAATGGTACGATTTCAGTGCGAATTGCAACAAAATTGGTTTCACCAGACACTACCATTAACAATGATGTTACCGTACTTTGTTGGGTGTCTGCTGGTGATGATTTTGAAGTCGCCATGCCAACTGGTGAAGGTATTAGCCGTTTGAGAGCATCAAATCCTACAAATCCATTACGATCTACGGATATTTTACCGCATTCTGCAGAAGTTTCTGAAACTTCTGGTGCAATGACCAGTTTAGTTGATGCTACTAACCATGTGCATTTTGGTGAATGCATTCGTAGTTTTCGGCAACTACTCAAGCGATATGGCCGCTCTGAAACTTTGATAGCGGTGGGTACTATAGAGGCACCACATTTTAGAATTCAGAGATCTGTTTTGCCTTTCTTTCCTGGTTATTATACACCTAGTATTTCTACTGAGTTAGTACCAGTATCGGGTTCGACTAATCCATATGCGTATGGAAATTTGACATTGATCAAGTATTTATCCTCTGCTTTTGTTGGTTGGAGAGGAGCGACGCGAGTCATGATTGATGCTAAAGCCTTGGGTTGTTGTGGAACTAAAACTTCCACTTTTATCACCAGGTATACAAATTGCACACCAGATACAGGACAGACTGGAATTTCCAATCAGTCCGATAGAGTTGCATACTATGATGATGGCACTGGTTTGGAGGGTGGTGTCATAATGGATCCTGATGTCAATGGTGTGATATCTTTCGAGGTTCCATACTATTCAGAATATCGCTTTACGCTTGCTCGTCAAGCACCAGGATTTGATCCATCGGGTCCTTTTAATACACCTTGTTGGAAGATGTTTTTTTCGATGGATTTTACGAAAACACCATTAAATAAAGTTATGCCCGTTTTTAACGCGGCTGGAGAAGACTTTACTGTTTTTCATTACATTGGACCACCTCCCTTTTGGATTGAGGGTATTCCCCCCGATCCAATATAATTCTCCATTTATTTTTACGTCCCTAGAGCCGGGGACACGGTACGACCATAGTGGTTGTATCGTTGACAGGTTTGAACTTACTAGTTTTTAGTATGATTCGATTTGTCGGATCATACCAGGAAATATTATTGCTATGCAATTACTTCTTAAAATTTTTATAGTGAGCTCAATTTATTAACCTGTCAGACTAATATAGAGACCGTTTGCGTCTCACGACATGCGTGTCTGGCC